ATTCATTTCGCTAGTTGTTCCAGTTTCAATTTGAGCAGAAATATAGAATGAACTGTAAGTATTATAGTCTACGCTCAGTATTGATGATGTTATTCCACCTGCACCTGTAGTAACAATTCCCGAATAAGATGTGACATCAACCGATCCAATCGACGTTGTTGCGATTCCAACTCCTAAAGTAAACTTTCTTTCAATATACTTAATATCAAAATCATCATCAAATGGATTTTCGGGAACAAATCTTAAGAATGTTTCTCCAAATTCATTTGTTACTAAATTAAAATCTCCATGAAGAGATAAATCTTCTTTATTTGATAATGATTCTTTTTCATGAATAAAATTGCCATCAAAGTTACTTGCCAACTTTAAGGTAGTTAACTGAACTTTATCATTTTCTAGATTTCTTACCTTAAAGATATAATCATTATATAATTCATTGCTATCAAGTTCAAATATATCAAGATATTGTACTGGATTTGATTCAAACTGCGAAAATTCATCGCTGAGATCATCTATTCTTAAAACAACATTAGTTCTAGATTCTCCATATGCAATAAATCTTTCATTTTTGAACTCTAAAAATCTAGAAACATTATCTACAACATCAACATCTCTGGTATAATCAAAATTATTGATAGTATCTACTCTTAATACTTCATCCAAATCTAGTGTTATATCAATGTCTGTAGAAACAGTAATTGTATTTGCTGTACCTGTCAACGATTCAAAAGTGGAGTCGGCAAAATTCTTCATGCCGACGCTATGAACCAAATTATTGACAGGCGTTTTAATATCTTTCCATAATTGTGGGCTCTTCACAGAATAAGAAAGGTTCTGATAATAATCATTATCTGGCAATACCTGATAATCCTCACTTAAGAATCCAACATCAGAATCCCAACCCTCGTTTCTTTCAATAGAATAAGAAGTTTCAAATTGTGCATCATAATTCACAACATTTTCTATTGTAGCAATGATTCCAGAATTTTTACCTCTGATCACTTCTCCAGGTATCAAGTCATATGATGCGTCAATTTTAAAATCAGTATCATTGGTGTGCTGACGAACAATGATATTTCTATCAATGTTATCTACAGTCAGTTGTTCTCCCACTTTAAAGAATGAAGGAGTTATCGTAACATCAAATGTTGGATAATTATCTTTATGAACTGCAATTCCTGTGGAATCTTGAATTGTTTTTGCAATTCCAGTATTGGTTGTCAAACCAGCAACACTTACAGTTAACTGATCGTCTGTGAGACTAGTAGAATCATAGTTTGTAATTTCAAATAACTTATATCCATAATCTGAAGAATTAAATCCTGTTCCTTCAGTTCCATATTTTTGAATTCCCTCAAGAAATACAAAATCTCCAATAGCAAATGGATCAGTTGTAAATCCTAAAGGTTGTGGTGTAGTTAGAACACATTTAAATTCTGTTGGAGATATTGAACTAACACTCTTAATTGAAATTCCATTTGTATTATTAACGGTAAACAATTCTACAGAATTATCTGTCAATCCTTTGGGAGAATCTTCTATTAATACATCTGCTATTGTTCCGCCATTCATCACTGGAGATATTAATCCATTATTAATAACATTTCTTGTTATCTTGTCTACCGTAACGATGTTGGGGGACGATAAGAATCCTCTTCCTCCATTTGTAACTGTAACTATTCCAACTTGATTAGAATTTTTTAAAGTTACTTTTGGGGAAATTAAAGCTTTTGGCAGCAGAGTTTTATCTGACGAATATTCAAATCCTTCATTAATTATTCTGGTCGATTTTACAGATCCAATTATTTTTGAGTTTGCTGTAATAAAAAGACCATTTCCACTATTAGTTGTAGCTTTTGTAAACACAGGTAATTTTTTATATCTGCTTCCAAAAGACTTGATGCTTACAGTATTAACTGATCCAGTTGCAGAAAGTGAAGTTGTAGTATATTCTAAAGCATCACATTCAGACTCTGCATATTCTGTCCTTTCATCATCATTTCTTAAAGTTATCTGGAAAGTAGTTGTTCCGATACCAGAAACAGAATATGAATTGTTAAATGAACTGTTTACAAATAAAATTTCATTATAATTTTTAACTTCTGTATCAGAAGTGCTGATATATCCAGATTTTTCTAAATTGTAATATAATTTTTCTGGAAGATTTTCACTATAATTTATAGTAACTGATGCGTTTGCAGAAACACCAATAGTTCCAACACCAATAGCAGCAAATACTGATGTTGTTCCTGTAGAAACAAATTCATTATTGAATTCGGAATCATGATATAATTTGAATTTATATCCGTTCAGAGAAGAATCTGAAAGATCAAATACCAGATTATTATTTCTAATAGAAGTTAACTTTGGATTTATAGACGATAGTGTATGAGAATTTCCACCAGTTCCTGCAATACTGACTATAGTGGGATTATCTTTTATTGAATTCAAATAACTATTTGAAAGACGTATTTTATTTTTATCAACAACAGAAACAAAATAACTTCCAGTAGTCAATCCTGAGGCGACTTCAGTAGAATTATAATATACCTTATCTCCACTATTAAACTGATGATTTTCTAAAGTAATTTCATTAGTTGTGGCATTAATTGCTATTGATGTAAATCCTACTGGATTTATTTCAATATTATTAGTGTTTTGATTTCTAATAACTCTAACTGCCGTTGAAGTTCCAATACCAACAGAAAGATTTGGCTTAACATTTAACTTTATTTCATCACCAAAACTTAAACCATGAGCACTAGAAATAGCGACGGTTGATTTTATAATTTTTACATTTGCCGTTTTTTGAGTTGGATTTGTTTCAAAATAATAATCATCAACATTGTCACCATTGGAACGGAAGAAAACCTCATTTCCTGTTAATGTTGTTTTAATTCCAATTACATTTGGAGATTTGTTTACAGCATATACTGATGTTGGTAAATCAAATTGTGTAGAAGTTGGTGTTGTTGAAATTGAAATCACACCATTACCATTGACATTGAATGTGATTATTTGATTGGTTTTAAGTTGATGATTTTCTAGATATATTCTTTGTGTGAGTAAAAATCTTGAGATAGACTCTTGCCCAAGATTAAATGATGCTGTGACACCAGTTCCTGCTGTTGTTCCTACACCAACAGATTCATTAGGGTTAAAATAAATTTTTCTCTTTAATTCTGATTCAAATTGATTTGTCTTTCTTTCAATATCAAAATAATTATTGTTGAAAGTTACTGCTGTGCCAACAGTATGTAATGTATTTGGTGTTCCCCTCTTAATAGTTAAAATATTTTTTGTCGGATAAACATTTAAAATTTCTGCAGTTTCTGATCCTATTGTTATACTATCACCTACAGAAACATTAGATGGAATATTGGATAAGTAAATCTCAATAGACTCAGATCCAGATCCAATAAGATCCGTTGTTAATCCAACACTTACTTCGGAAGGAACTGAAACCTTATATGAACCACTTAGAGATTCAACAGATGTGCTAAGTCCAGAAATAATCACATAATCATTGTTATTAATTTCATTTGAAGAATTTGTATAGACTCTTATACTATTTTCATTTTTCCAAATTAATGTGGAATTGCTGTACTCTGAAGTTGTTGAAGTAATATTTTCAATATTTCCTCCTTCAATAGAAGAGATTTCTGCCTCAATGCCGGATCCTTCTGTGCCAGTATTATCAAAGTTTAGTTTTTCACCTACTTTATAATTTAAACCTTTACTTAAAATATCAATACTCTCAATAGATCCTTCTTGGATTGATTCAACAACAATTTCCTGAGTTGAAATTTCATTAGTTTCAATAATAAAATCATTACTAGAATTTAATTCAGAAATCTTATATGGGAATGTATTGCGAAGTAAAGACGACTCATTAAAGTCAAAACTTTGATTCAAAGTATCATTTTCTTCTATGGTTTTTGACCTGAATGATTGTCCAATAAAGTATGGAAATGTTGGGATGCTGGTTACTGGATCAATAGTTGCATAATATGCATATATTCCATTTGGGAATTCATTAGTTTTTGCATATCTTCCGTTATGCTCATCCAAATCTCCAGTTCCAGTATATTGATAATCTTCAATAAAAAATCCCGGATCAAAATCACTTGGTCTATCCTCAACTTTAGATACATCTAAAGTGTATCCGGAGGTCATAGTTTTTATTCCAGAACTAACATTCTGAGGATCTACCGATCCATAGGATCCATAAATCGGATTACCATCATATGCCCAACCAATAATTTTTGAAGTTGTGCTCCCATCATCCTCAAAAGATGATCTCAGAGTATCAAAATATGCAGAAACAGAATATTGCAATTTATCATCGTCTCTTAAAATTTCATATTGCTTAGAATCAGTTTTATTGACATTATTTACTGTGAGTGATCTCACTTCAGTATCTACAACAACCTTCTCGACAAAGTTAATTCCCCTTGGTAATACATTGACGACAGTAGAAGTAGAATATCCAATTCCAGTTCTAATTACCTTTACATCAGTAATTGATCCATTAGAAACAACAGCTCTTAACTTAGCACCAGATCCAGATCCTGTTGGGTCAAAAACTTCTAAATCGGGAGTTGAAAAATATTCTTCACCGCCAAATTCAAGGTTCACTTCTCCAAGAAAACCATTTTGAATAATTGGAGATATTTGAGCATCTTTTCCAACTTTGACTGTTACATCAGGATTTTTATGTAAATTTAAAACTGTTGATCCATACTTGGTTCCCCTTTCATAGAGATATAAATGATCAATCTTACCTGTTACAACAGGAGTTACTGTGATGGATCTAGACTGAGTTGCAGTTGCAATTCCTATCGTAGTATACTCAATATTTGCTGTTATATCGGGATATTTGAAAATTTGGTATCCAGTTCCTTGAGAAGAAAATGCTGAAAAACTTCTAGAATTAAAATTGGTCGTGTTTGTTCCACCAATACCAGCATCACATAATTTAAATGAATTTTCATCTTCCTTTACGACATAGTATTGGTTAGTCGTTTGAATTCCTAAAATTGGAGAATCTGCAGAATATTCAACCAGTTCGCCAGTAGAAAATCCATGATTTTCAAAATTAATTGTATTTCTTGTAGTTGATATACCAGAAGACTTTATAATTAATTTCCTATTAGTAAATTCTCCACCATCAATAACTTGAATATCAGTCAAAATGTTACTGACTTCACTAAAAATAAACTTTTGAACTCCTCCATCTCCCCAAGTTGGTTCAAAAGTTATAAAATTATTTGTATTATAATCGTCTAAATTTTCATATAATTTTACAGTGCTATTATTATCAACTCTAACGTAGTATGATTTGCTATCAATCAAAGAAGATGTTCCAGCACCTATTAGAATTGATGTTTGACCAGAATTTCTGTATATAACTTCTTGACCATTAATGAAGTTGTGATTGGTTAAAAATGTAAGTTGTGATGTTGTTGTGCTAATTCCACCACCATTAGTTGTCGTTCTAGCATCAAATAATACTTCGCTCCTTTTTTTAACAAATACTGGTTCAAAAATTCCTCCAGTTCCATTTCCACCAGAAACATTAATTGATAAAACTTTTTCTACGATTAAATCTTTTTCGTCAATTAATATTTCTTTTACTGATCCCTTAACAACTGGTTGAATTAGAGCAGTTGTTCCTGCTCCAGAAGAAACCTCTAACTTTGGTGGATTTATAACATCAAATCCATCACCACCATTTAAAATCTCAGCCTCAACTAAATTTCCATAATAAACTTTATCATTAACTTTCCAATTATCAATTTCAACTCCATTAATAAGCATACCAATGCTTCCAGGAACTGTTTTTTCTTTAGTTCCATCATTTAAATTTTGTTCTAATTTAATTTTTTTGAATTTTTTATTTGGTAATATTGATTTTGATTTCTGCGAAGACAATGTAAAACTATGATTACCATCTATTCCATCGGGGAAAGAAAGTCTTATTGAATTTGCATTATCGCCAATAAAAGATCTAGATCCATACAATTTTATCTTTCTTTTATTTGTAGATGGATCGGAAGTTTTTACAACTTCAACATAATATGTTCCTGTTGTTAATCCAGCAATAGGACTATTTTCTGGTTCATAGAAAATACTATCCCCAGTTACAAAGTTTACTGGCTGATTAAATTGTATAGAAGTATATACTTTAGTTTCTGAAGTTAGACTATATTCGTCATCAACATCAGTCAGACCACCAATTTCATTAATGGAAGAACTATTTAAAGATGCACTTAAATTGAATGATGGTAAAGAATTGGATGCTACGTATGCAAAATTATCTTCATCAAAGTAAACATTTTGAACGTCTGAAATAATTTTATTGTTTCCATATTCAATGGATACTGAATCACTCGATGCTTTGTTTATTTTTCTTCTAACAGAATAAGATCCCGAAGATTCTGGAGTAAAATTACTGAAATTATTTAAAGACAGTAATAAAGAATTAGTATCAAAAGAAGAAATATAAGGAATATCATCAGATTGAGTTGGATATTTAATTTCGCCACTATATGAATCTATGATTTCTACTTTATCACCTACTTTAAATTGAGATTTATCTACCGTAGTCTTTAAAATAGCACCACCATTAGTAAAAGAATTTATTTCGACTGTAGATGATGTATTATAAATCCAACTATTTGCAAAAGTTTCTTTATAGTTGTTATTGGTTTCTCTATTAATTACACGTTCGCCAAGACTTTTTATTGATAGAATTTGCCCCTCTTCAACAAAAATTGATTTTGATTTGGGAACAAATTTTGATAGGACACCAGTTATTCTAAATTCAACTTTTTTAGAAGTATCTCCATTTTCATAACCATAGTAAGTTTCATTGGATCTTACATCATCTGTTGCGAAAATAGTGCTTTCAATTCCAGAACAACCCAAAAACTGATTAACACTCTTATCAGAATATGAAATTGTATTATTTCCAGAGAATATAGTTCCACTCTGTGGAAATCCAATTGTAGAATCTACCGATAAAACTGTAGATCCTGCTAAAGTTTCTTCTAAGCACTTTGTACTTTGCGTAATATCAAATAATCCCTGAATATTTGATTTGTCACCATAACCAACAAAGAGGGATAACTTATGATATTTCTTCCCTTTTCTTGTAAAATTTTCTACAGATGAAACTGATGCCTGTGTCGTTTCATCTGTAGATTTGAATATTGACTGACCCAAAAGATTTTGTGGATCGCCATAAATTGCGTCTATGACTAAGACTTCTCTTCTCAAAAATTCTGCATCAGATGGTTTTAAAAGATATTTTTCTAAGTTTACAATTTCTGGGGTTTGTCCAAATAAAGCTTTGAAAAGAATCTTAAAGGATTCATCTGTTCCCTTTGTTGAATAAAGAGATTTAATCTCCTTTAAAAAGTTTCCCGCATTTACATCTTCATATATTTTTCTGTCTTCAAATCCTGAAGCAAAAGAATATTTGAATTTCTTATAGAATTCTTTTAAGAATAATGAACTTAGGTTCTTGATTGAAGTATTGTTGGCGTGCGAAGTCGCAGACGATTTAGAAAATACTAATTCACTTTGATTGAGATCCTCATGATATGTTGTTATTCCACTAAATCCGCGAATACATCCAACAAAAGAATTGGCAGTTATTCCAGTATAAGTAATGATTTCATCATCAATTTTTAATAATCCATATGATTCTGGAAATCCTTTAGTGCTTGAAACACTGATTATAGTATCACTTTCATCTATCGACGATTCAAGTGAAGCACTGTCTACAATGACTTCTGGTTTTAAATTATCTAACTTTAAATATTGATCTAAATTCTCTGCAATATCTATTGGGCCACCTTGATATTCTTGAGAAATATAATATTGCTTTAAAAAATCTTCCGTCTTTGGACTTTCGTCCAAAATAAAACTTGGTAATTGGTTTTGAACAATATCTTGAACCTTAATTCTTGATTCAAATCCAGTCTGTATCATATTACTGTCTGTTTAAACTGCCGTTTGAATAACTCGATGTATAAGAATCTCTAGAGAAAACAACTCCAGATTTTTCTTCACCTGATGCAATTACATCTTCTAACATATTTATTTTAGTTTTTGAAATATCTAATTGCAGATAAAGATCTTTTAGACCTACCACATCATTCGATTCTGGGAATGCTTGTATTTCAATAATGTTCCCAGATTTTTCTGTTGAAGTTATATTTATTGTTGAGAGGTTTACTTCTCCCGTAACATAGTCAACTGTTCCTGCAGATTTTGCAACAACACTTATATCTCCCTCACTACCTCTTCTCACAATACTTATAACTCCAGTCTTCAAATCACTATTTGGAATATCAGTTATGTATACTAAAGAAGAGTTTCCTGCAATTGTAAATCCAGTTGACTTTATATTAAATCCTTCTCTGCTGACATGAAACTGATTGCCAAAACATAATTCATACTGTGTAAATTGATTCGGAAGAACCTGAATGTTTCTTCTAATCTTTACTTTGGTAATATTTGAAGTGATTGCAGTATTGGTAGAATCAATTACATTAAGAACCTTACTATATCTAAATCTCCCACCAAACTTATTAAGGTCTAAACTATTTGAATAGTGAGTTAATGATGATGTAACTTGAGATTTTAATTCACTTGCCGAAGTAACTTTATTTGAATCAAAATAGACTGAGGTGTCAAGTTCCACATAAAGAACTTTCAAATCAACTATCTTTTGGTTGATTCCTGCAATTGAATATTTTTTAATTTCCGAAAGTATTTTTGTTTTATTGAAATCAGAAATAAGATCTCCATTTTTTGGTTTGATGGAAATCTGAACTGTTCCATATTCTGGTGGACTTAATTCTTCTCCACCAACAATCGAGATTGATTGAGTATCTGGATATATTTTTTTGATTATAGCTTCGTAGTCAGATGCCGTTACTGCTCTATTCTGTGAAGAATATATTTTAGGTGCATAATATTTTATCGACTCTAATGACTCAATACTAGATCCATTCCTTGAGGTATTTACTGTAGTAATAGTAAACGGATCTGGAGTCAGAGTAGATGTTTCTTCACCATTTACTATTCTTCCTGAGAATGAAAAATTGGAAACACCATTACCATCTATACCATCAGTTACGATATAATTTACAGTAATGACATCGCCGTTCTCTAATTTTTTGCCAAAATATCCATCACCGAAAAGTAACTCATATTTTTCATCCTGAACTTCTTGAATTAGATATATTGGAGATGTTCCATCAATATTAGTAATATCATCAACTAAATTATACTCTACACCAAGACCACTAACTTGATTGGCACTTCTGACATATACCTTTATCGTAGAAGTATCAATGAAAGAGTTATTCAATACAAATTTTTGATCCAGCGAACCATCAACAACAAATTGCTTTGTTAAAAATGTTCCTTGCAATATCTCTATATTATCAAAAGTAGCCCTTCTTCCGTAAATAATATTATTTCCAGCATCTACAGTATTATTTTCTGTCGTTGTGACTCTAATGTCATCTGGTATTGAAAAAACATATGAAGAATCACTAGTGTCTCCAACACAAACTAGACCTTTCTTGAGAATAAACGATCCAGTATCAGTATCAGTTACGTCCACAGTAAACGTCACATTCGCCTTGGATGCCCCTCTAGACCTTGGCACATACCCAATGTTCCTAGCAAGCGATACGACGTTCTCACGGAGCGTTGCAGAGTCTAAGAACGACTCATTAACAATCATATTAGAGTTAAATGCTGTAATATAAGTGTTATATGCAAGCGTATCGATTAAGACAGAAAAGTTAGAACCCTCAAAATCAAATCCAGTAAAACTGGAATTTGCTCTTAGATAATCCTTGATGGATTCTTTTATTTCGTCGAAATCTAGATTTGTAAATTTAGTAAAAGGCATATTATCTGGTTGCCTCTAAAAGGAACGAATATTCTTGTGTCGGAAACTCTTGACCAACAATCTCATAAACAACTGTAACTTCAAAGGCATTTCTATCTGGATATGGAAAGACCTCTACCTGCAAATTATCAATTCTAGGTTCAAAATTTTGAATAGAAGTTCTAATTTGATCACTTATGACTGATGCGGTTCCAAAATCTACAAATTCAAATAGACTTCCTCTTACATCAGAACCAAATAATGGGTTAAAAAACTTCTCAGTAGGTATGGTCTGCACGATATTTCGCACAGACCTACGGATAGCTGCCTCATTTTTAAGAACGGGCAGATCATTTGTAACAGGATGAGGTTCAAACGATAAACTAATATCTTTAAATGATCTAGATATCCTCTGAATTGCCATTTTAACCAGAGTTTTCTGATTTTATTTATACCTAATTTTAAAATTATCCGTATATTGGTTCAGTTCCGTACTCCCAATCATCATAATCTTGATCATTACGAATTTTTTCGTGCAATTCCTTTTGTTTTTTTAAATTATGACGTGGTGCAGTGTCGTGCATGACCTCCGAAAGTACTCTTTCCTCCGGATCATTCGTTGATTGTGGCATTGACCAGTAATCAGTAATCAAATTTGATGTTCCCCACATCTCTCTCATGTAATCTTTGTCTCTATCTACAGGTGAATTGCCCATTTTTGCTCCTGATTTGTGAAAATCAGAACTTTTATAGGGGTTGCTATCCCTCATCAGTATTTATTTTTTGCTCTTTTGCCGTTTTCCAAAAATATTCGTCTTCACGACCCATTCCGAGTCGATCATATCCATTTTCAACCTGATAATATTGAGTTGAAACCTTAAAATCGGGCATTTTTGGTTCGACAGGTGTCAAACTATTGTCATATATTCGTAATCTGTTGTTTGGATACAGTGCATACTGCCCATTTTCAAGTTCAATTAGGTTATGTGACTTGTGTTCGGCAGGATTTTCACTTGTGGCATAGTCAACATAGTCTGGATCATGATGATAATTGTCAATTGTGCAAATATAAGTACCTTTTACATTACCATGATCTCTCGTATAGCACTCGAAGTCCATCGAACCAATGAATTTCTTGTCCACCGAGACGACTCCGTAGTCCATACAATTCCAAAACTGTAGGTTGGGTAAGCTCATGTCTGGTGAAGGGGTCTCAGGGTCTGAGACAAAGGCACTGATGGGCAATTTATCATACATTGCCGCATACTCTGGTAAGTATGTCTCAAAATAAAAAGCACGCCCAGGAATCGATTTAACCGAAACCCAGACGCCCTTGACAAATTCACCATGTCCACTTTGATGATCCGTAAGATATTCTTTACGAACCCATACTTCCATTGAAGGAAGATTTGCAATCAAACATGCCATGTGACTTTACATTAATTAACGTATATATTATCGTCCTTGTCCACGATACACTTTGCGAGCCGAGTTACGGGAGGTTGCCGCATACTTGGTATTCTTACCGCTCCCTTGACGAGACTTTTTAGGCTTACCAGGCATAAAATCGCCCTTGTTTACTCCAACCTTTGAACGCATTGCCATAATACTTAGTGCTCCTTTTTAAAATTCGAACATTTTTATCTCAAGATCTTGAGGTCTTGGAGAACCTGTCTGATAGTATTCTACCGACAGGTCATCCATCATATCAAAGTATTCTTCTTCCGTCAAGTTCTTGTATAAAACATTCCCTTTATGGAGAATTGTATACTTCGTCTGCTTTTTCATCAAATCACACGAGTCTTTTCGTGACCAACTCTGATACGAGGATCACACCAAATCTCAAATCCTGATGAAATCGCATCGAGACAGAAACTTACATCCTCTCCACACATATCCTGAACCTCTCCAGACTCGAAGACTTGCATCTTTGGTGCAAACCAAGGATACTTCATACCCTCATTCTCGAAGACTCCCTTCTTGATCAGCAGCCATCCAAATCCTACGTAGTCCACAGTGAACGGTTTACGACGCTTGGAGATGCTCTCAAGAGTTTCATGGTTCATTACCCCACCATTGTTGCGGAAGTCCTCCTCCTCCATCCAGTGTGCCACTGAGGTCGTTCTGCCGTCCTCTGTGCAATACCATCCACTTGCAATGTCCTTTTCCATAAGAACTAATTGCCAAAACTTTTCGGTATTGAACACAATGTCAGAATCAATCCAAAGTTGCCAATCATATTCTAACTTGCCATCCCAGGGAATTTGATCCGGTCCTCGCAAAACGTTTGCTCCAAGACATTTGCATCTTGCAAAGTTAACCATGGAGGAATAGTCTTGCGAAATCTGGATGCTCGCCCCTGCCTGCACTAAGTCAAAACAAAGTTGAACGAAATTCTTCAAGTAAGTATATGAAACACCTCTACCGGGAAGACAAAACACAATTGCCTTGCCTCTTACCATTTCTTTTGCTTTCTCATAATCCCACTCTTGCGTTTTCTGAGAGGGTGTTGGTGTCTTTGCTTTAACAGTAAATCCTTTAGCCATAACTGTAAGTAACTACGTCAGTATCATACATCATTATCTATGCTTAGTCAATATCTGTGATTACAATACAATTGTTCTCAACTTCAATATTGACCTCGACGCCCTCGTACCATCCCTTCTCATCACATATCCATTCTGGAATGACGATATAGTGCTCACCACTGACTGGATCGATCTCTACAGTCGTAAAATTTTCTGCGGGATTTTTTTGCATATCTTTGAACCCTGTTGTCATTTTTTATATATGAAAAAATTTTTTTATGAGAGAGAAATAGAGAAGTCGATCTGGGTCGTTTATAGATTAGGGAAGTTGGGCGTTTTTATATACGGGGGCGGGGCACGGCGGGCGACATATAAGGGGGGCATATACCCCCCAACTGCTGTATCACGAACGAATGCCTAGAGTGATAGTTTCCTGCGGATATCTCTCTCCACTTGATTCAATGCATGACGACATGAAGGTGTTGATGCCGTGTGAATCTTTACTCCTGTGTGATGCCTCCAGACTAAATGTTTGTTTGATCGATATAACTCAAACTCATAAGATTTCATGAGTTTGGTGAGTGCCTTCTGGTGTTTCATGATGCAATAGCGAACTTATTGTTGTTGAAGTTAGCAGCACTGAAGACCCGACGATTGACCAACTTAAATGTACCGAACTCACTGCTCATAACATAACCCTCAGCAGAGATTTCATCCTGCCCAATGAATGCACGGGGACCAATATTTCGGCACTGACACTGTAACTCTTGCTTCAAAATTGTCATCAACGCATAGAGGTGGCAAAGGTTAGAATTGCCCAGAAAATCCTCATCGGTGAGTGCATAACCCTCACGGATGGACTTGTTAACGTTCTTCTTAATCTGTGCTGCTTCCTTATCAGAAACGAACTCAGTCTTAGACATCACCTCACGGATCAAATCTACGATCGGGGGCATCTCAAATCCGTCCGCACCTTCCAGATAGGAACCCGACCAAATGTATGCCTTAGGGAACACGAACTTGCAGTAAAATGTGTCGGTGATGATAAACTTCATCGGTGCTGCTACAGCATCACGCAGGTCAGATTCTGCGGTGTAAACTGTATGTGGAGCAACGATGATTTCCTCCTGCACGATGTCATCGAATTTGTATGTAATCGTGTTGGGAGTATACTCATCAGACCCACCGAATCCGATGAAATCGCCCTGAAAAATGCCTTCGGTATGTGGCAGATAGTCAAAGCATTTGTGGAGGATTTCTGCTACCTCTCCTGTGTGGTTAGCATCAATGTCCTGGTGAGATTCGTTGATCTTAAGCTTTACTTTGTTGAAGACAGATTTGGTGCCAACGAAGAAGTTTCCGGTCGCAGGATTCGTTCCCCAAACAATAGCAGGAGCGCCATCAACTTTCACAGAAAGATGAAACTCAGACTTGATAGATTGCAGGAACGAAGTATCACCTGTGAGGATGGTATCTTCGGGGTGTTCGATGTGAAGGTTTTGAGTCATGATAAAGAGAAAAAGTGAAAACAATTGAGGGGGAATTTAACCCCCAG